GATTGTTTCGTTTAATTTAGCTTTTTGGTATTCAACGGTTCTTGATTCAAAGAAGTTACCTTTAGTTTCAACCGCGATTTGTTCCATGAATTTAAATGGTTGTTCAACATTAAATTCTTTTTTACACCCAAGCTTAATTAATAATCCATCAACAACAAACTCAAGGTATTGTTTCATTAAGTTTGAATTCATACCAATAAGTGATACTGGTAATGATTCTGTGATAAATTCTTTCTCAATCTCTAACGCTGATAATAAAATTTCTCTAATTCTTTTCTCACTTGGTTTGTTCTCTACGTGATTGTTCAATAAGTGAATTGCAAAATCACAATGTAAGTTCTCGTCTTTAAATATTAATGAATTAGCATTACATAATCCTTGCATAATTCCTCTTGATTTTAACCAAAAAATTGAACAGAATGACCCTGAAAAGAAAATACCCTCAACCGCCGCAAAAGCAACTAATCTTTCTTGAAACGAAGCGTTTTGAATCCAATTCAATGCCCAATTTGCCTTTTTCTGTACCGCAGGTAATCTATCAATTGCGTGGAAACATTCATCTTTTTCCTCAGCGCTTGAAACATAAGTATCAATAAGTAACGAGTACATTAATGAATGTATATTTTCCATCATAAGTTGAAACCCATAAAAGAATTTCGCCTCAGGGTATTGAACTTCTTTTAAGAAGTTTTCCGCTAAATTCTCATTTACAATACCATCGGATGCTGCAAAAAATGATAATATATTTTTAACGAAATACTTTTCGTTATCCGATAAATTTTCCCAATCACGAATGTCATTTGTTAAATCTATCTCCTCTGCAGTCCAAAACGCTGCTTGATGTTGTTTGTAATACTCCCAAATGTCGTTATGTTCAATAGGGAAGATAACAAACCTGTTTGGGTTTTCTTTTAAAATTTTTTCCATAATTATTTTTTTTACGATTGTTGTTCTCTTTGTTTTCTTTTTTCTAAAAGTTCTTTGACTCTATCACGTTTTCTTTCTTCTTGTTGTTCTTCAAACCCTAAGAAAGTTACAGAACTTTCAGTATCTATTTCAAGGAGTTCGTTGTTAAACTTACAGTTCTCAAATACAACTCCATCTTTACCAATACGTGACTTGGTAATTGCTATAGTAGCTAAATTCATTTCTTTTTGTTGTAATGTTTTTGCTACCGATATAATAACGTGACCAACTTGAGCTTTCTTAATAGAACCCCCCATTTGGTCGGTAGTTACAACCTCAGAAGAGATTGATGACCTGTTACCTTGTGTTGCGGTCCAACCTACTAACGATAACTCATGACACATCGCCTCAAATCCTCTCATAACCGAACCTTCAGCTTTCCACTCATCTTTACTTGAGCTCTCAGGAACCACACAATCAATGTAGTCCAAAAGAACTAAATCAATTTTTGTCCCGTCTGCAATCATTTTTCTGATTTGATTCTTGATTTGATTCATTGTCATAGAATCTGAAGGGAGTTTCTTTAAAATTAACTCGTTCTTCATTGTCTCTTTAATATCAGTGATTTTACCCATTACGGTTTCTTTATGTAGAACCAAGTTATCAGGTTCAATCCCAGTCCATAAGGTAAAGTGTTTACGTTGAACAATCTTTGGATTGTCCTCAAAAAAGATTTGAAGTACGTTATACCCAAGATTAAATGCAGTGTTAGCAATTTTAGTTAAGATGGTTGTTTTACCAACCCCCGTAGGAGCTAATATAACACCTATCTCACCCTTTGCAAGACCACCCTTAAGTAATCTGTCAATTCCTGGTATTCCGATTGGAATAGGGTGTCTAAAATCCTCGTCTAATACTGTCTCAAGGTTAGAGAAGATATCGGTTGTTCCCAAATCTCTTTCTCCAACTTGTAATGCCAAACGAATCAGTCCCTCAACTTTATCATAAGATTCAAAATCACCTTCAGTAATAATCTTTTGTGATTTATCCATAGCTTTTTGAAGTTCTTGTTGTTTACAAAACTTCAATGCTTTTTCTTGAACAAATTGGGTACCCTCAAATGGTGCGTCTTTGATTTGTTTAATGGTATCAAGAACGATTTTAGCAACCAATTCTTGTGAGATTTCGGATTTAACGATTTGCTCAAGAGTATCAAAATTAGGGGTAGATTGATATTTCGCATGATACTCCTTTGTCATCTGCAAGATGATTTTAAAGTACTTATTGTCAAAATAAGCACTTTCAATAACATCCATAATTGATGTTGAAAATTCTTTATCTACAATAAGTTGGTTTAAAAGTTGTATCTGGAAAGTGTTTCCTAAGTAATCAAAATTCTTGTTCATATGTCGTTTTTGTAATCCCCTGTTTTATTAAATATTTACTTGTTTAGGTCAACGCCCAAATATTCAAAACTTAATTTTGAGGATGAAAAAATGTCGGTAAGTTCGCGAAGAACATCTTTTAAAAATGGTCGCACGTCAACCGTATAACGAACTTTTGGTGGGAATGATTTTCCATCAAAATATCTGTGACAAATTGTCTGTTCACCAATTCTTACATAAAGGTTGAATTGTTCACTACCTTCAGTAAATGATGTGTCCATAATTGATGGGTCGTTAACAATTGCTTCTTTGTTATCAATCATATAGATAACAGTTTTCATCTTTAAGTGATATTGAAGTTCTTCCTTCAATTGTCTCATAAAGTAATACAATTCCAACGAATTTTTTGCCTCAGGATTGAACCCTCTAACGTTAAAGAATCTCTGAACTACGATGTTGTCATTCAACGTCAATAGGAATTCCATTTTGGTGCTGTCTTGCTCTTTCATAATTTAATTTTTGTTTGTTATGTTTCTTTTTTCTTTTCTTGTTAATTTCATAAATGGTTTGAGGAAGTTGACCCAAGCTTCATCATTCTTGGGTAGATACTTAAAGAGACCGTCCTCCATCATCATTCTCATTAAGTTTTTGTATCCCCTATCTGTAGGGTCTATACTGTCTGTCAATATCTGTTCCACCAATTCTTTTCCGTCATCTGTTATTAAAGGATTACCAAGGTCTACAATAGTTTTATTCGTAAGGTAAAACTGTTCTCCAAATATAGTTGATTTTGTCTTACCTTCCAAAAGATTAACCAATGTTTTTATGGGTTTCTTTTGCGGGATATTTCGTGCATAATCCAAAATTTCTTCAATAGTGCATGGTTTCTCCTGCACCTGAGGGAAATATTTGATTAATGTTTTTTCCCCAAGTCCTTCAATTCCACTGATGTTGTCGGATTTGTCTCCTGTAAAGATTTTAGTTAGCAATACATTATAGTGGGGGATATCAACCTTGTTGATTGTTATCATATCCCCATTCTTAAAATATTGTTTTGATATTGGTGAATAGATTGTAACTCTTTCCGAAATAAGTTGGGTAAGGTCTTTGTCCGCAGAAAAAATAATAATATTTTCATCTTTAGATATTTTACAATAATAAGCAATGAGGTCATCCGCCTCGTTACTAACCATCTCAACCTGACGAACGAATATTTCTTCCAAGTATTGTTTAACACGAGACTTTTGGTACAAATACGATTCGTACTTATACTCATTCATGTCTTGTCGTCTGTTTGCTTTATATGGAGGGTATATAGATTTTCTGATAGATGAGTTTGAATCCCCATCCCAAAACACCACAACTTTGTCATGGTTATGTTCTTCAAGGAATTTGCGGAGTATGTTCACAAAGTGAAATACTCCACCCACATGAGCTCCGTCGTTATACACGTCTTTTGCTCCGTGGAATCCTATCTTGAATAAATTATCTCCGTCTACTAATAATGTTTTAATCACAAGGTGTGACTTAAATGGTGAACAATATACTAATCCTCTTTCTCTTCTTTTAAATCAAAATCTAAAGATGTAACTCCAAGAATATCTTTCCAATAGTCAGCATATTCTTTTTTGTACGATTCAATAGATGCTTTTTCTTCCGAAGCTTCTTTTCCCGCCAAGAAACCGTGTGGTGTTACGATTATCTTTCCGTCTTCATAACCCAATCCATTGATGTGGTTTTTCATAACAGAAACTTTTGTTCTAATCGCAAACTTAACGCTTCTTTTGTCTTTTGTTGCAGTAATCTTGTTTGTTCCCGCACCTTTTTGGTTACCAAATAAAAATACCAATGATGAGTTTAACCAAATGGCTTCACCACCTTTAGCTTTAATCTTTGGTTGACCGAATGGATTGTCAGGTAACTCAACCCAAGGTTGGTTAACAATAACCAATGTGTTTTCGTATTTTGAATCAGCTTTACGAGAACCTGAAATACGTTGGTTGATACCCATACCAATTTTGTCTGCAAGTGTAGATGCATTGTGTTGT